CTTCATGCCCACACCTGTACTGGATCGACTCTTCATGCATTGTATTTGATACTTGCTTCGCTCTTTCATGGCCCTGCTTGTAAAGATACTAAACACATTGTCCGCAGTATTGATCTTGGATATATCACCCGAAATATGACTGTGATCAAACTCAACTTCTTCTACTGCACTACGATTCAATTGCGATGCTGTCACAAACAACACATTGAGTTCCTTGGCCAAGTTTCGCAGTTCTTCACTCACATACTTGTCCTTGACAAACAGATCATTGGGCGATACTTTGGCACTGACCGGCATCAACAAGTCCAGGTAGTCGATCATGATAAAGTCTACACTACGCCCTGTCTGTATCTGATACTCTTTCAAATAAGCACGAATGTCATTGATGTTGCTCTGTGCCGGCATACCTTTGACTTGATATGTGCCTGACTTCTTGCCCACCATCTTGACCTTGAGTGTGGCAGTATCAATGTCCTTGCGTATGTCCTTGGTACTCATGTTGGACAACATGGCATCTGTACGCAGACTGGTCAATTCTTCGCTCAACTCCAGTGTGATATAAACACCGTTGAGTCCAGATTGTACCCAGTTCAAGGCAATGTTCATCATGACCAAGGATTTACCTGAACCCGATCCTCCAGCGAAGATGTTGAGTTCACCACGACTGAATCCACCATACAACAGTCGATCCAGTTGTGGCCATCCTGTGCTAACCTGTCCACCGGCGTTGAAGTATCTGTTGATGCGTTCTGCAGGATCTGCAAAATAGTCTGTGCCCATGTCTCTGGTAAGACTGATGTGTACTGCATCCTTGATCAGTTTTTCCACAGGATCATATTCGCCTTTTTCAATCAGGTCTGCGGCTTTTAAAATAGCACGTTCCAATTCTTGTCTGCGACTGAATCCTTCAAACTCTTCCAAGAACCAGTCATAGTGTCCTTTATCCAAATCCGGCACTGCCTGTAGTTCTACACCAGTGACCGCTCGGATCTGGTCACGTGTTGGTATGGTGCGATGACTATCTGTATGTGTTTTGATAAACTCTGCAACTGCTCTTAGACTGCGATCAAAATTTTCTGAGTTAAAGATGTTTTGTACCCGCACATAGGCTGTGGCATCTTCCAGCATCATTTCTAGAAATAATCTCTGTAGGTCTACTGTGTATTCTTTGTTCATTTTGTTAGATATTTAATAATATTGTTGGCTAAATTTTGGTGAGTCGCAGGCCCTGGATGTATGTTATCTGTGCCTAGATCTACTGCACTGTCCATGATAGTCGAGAACATGTTGATCCATTTTGACTTGTCTAATTTTACAATTTCAGTCGATATTGCTTCAAAAAATTTCTTTATATCATCGTCGGGCAGTCGGTCAATGCACAAAAGATTTTTTGTATATTCGCTAAAGTAGCGTTGAGGATCTCTGGCAGATTCTGGATATCGCAGTTCGGGTGTCCACGGAATCAATCCGTTGATAAAAATCAGACGGCATTTGTCCTTGGCTACATTTTCCAATATCTTGCAATAGTTTATTACTGACAAAATATTGTGATAGTCATGATTTAGATAACGAAACATGTCAATGAATTCCTTTGCTTGCTGTTGCGGAAGGAAAAAATCCAAATACTTCAAATCATTACGTATACCAGCAGTGATTGGAAACTCCAAATCCAATGCTGGATATAACCAATGCCTACTCAATTCGGACCATTGAACAAACAGCACATCAGGTGTATCAAACAACAATTCATTCATTGATTCTATAAAAATTTTGCTGTTGGCATTGCCGGGTACTGCGATATTCTTTAGTACAGCCGATTGCGAGTCAGCAACCAAACTGGCATAGTTTTCTTTGGTATCGTTTAATCCCTCACCATATGTGAGTGAGCAACCACTAAAGCAGAATCTTGTCATAGTTAATTATATAGTCTTTTCTTTTTGAGTTCAATCTTTAATCTGGAGGTTTCTCTGGCTTCCAGTATGCTCTTGAGCACAAACAATCGACCGTGCTTGACCACAGCCTCATTGATGTCTTTGCAGGTGTCCATCCATATGGGAAAGCTCACTGTCCATCCATACTCAATGGCCGCATCAATCAACTTGGCGCCGGCACGATCCGAATCAGGCACAACAATGACTTCTCGGCCCAGAGCATCGATCACATCGGCCTGTGTCTCATTGCATTGATTACTCAATATGGCCACACCGTCTATGCTCATGGCGTCAAACGGTCCTTCACACACTATCACAAACCGTGCCGCTGGCAGTTGGCGATCCACATTAAACACATAGTTGGGTTCGTGACTATTGTGATACTTGGGCTTGACATCATCTTGTGTGGCGCGGGCAGTATAGCCAATGATTTGATTCTGCCAAGTAAAGGGCACAATTACTCGTTTGTCTAAGTTGTATTGTCGCTCGGGAGTCCAATAAAAATCATATTTACTTAAATCAATGGCTCTGGCTGCTGGATACAGCACAGCGTTATGAAACACCGCAGGTACATTGTACACTGTGGGATTTTCTGCACTCAATGTGTGGAAAGTTTCCCATGCCTGTAGGGTCTGTGCTTCTGCAGGCAAGGGCCTGGGTTTGATGGTCAGTTCTGTACGTTCTACCGGTTTGGTATCCGGAACACCCACAAGGTCTTTGATACGAACTGCATCAATCACCAAGCGGCGTACTGTGTTTTCATCTGCGCCCAACCACGCCAACAGTTTACGAAATTTGTAGTTTAGGTGATAGCCCGGAGTGTAACTGGCTTTGAAGTTGCAGTTGAAACAATGATAGCTGACACCGCCATCTGGGTTACTGATGATACCGCCACGACTGCGTGTGTCTCGGCTTTCACCATTATGGTCGCAACAGGGTGCATTAAAACTGATCCAGCCATTTGATGCTGTTTTCCTTTTGGCGGGCAGGAACTGTTGTACTGCATCTTGTATCGTTGTTAGCATCTAGTAATTATACACTAATACAGTCAAGATCACAAATAGTTTGAGCTTGAAATGGCGCAAATAAGTACTGTATGAGCGACATCCTAACCCCACACGAACACTTTCCTAGCGTGATTTATTCGGTCGACAAGCCAGAATTTTTAGACGCTGTACGAAAAGTAAGCCAGCGGTATTTGGCACAAAGAAAAAACAGTGAGCCCAAACCAGATCCCTTGTATCCTATACAGACCAATGGGTACCCACACGAACCCCAATTGTCCGCATTTACCGGCTATATTGCACAGGCGGCCTGGACCATACTCAACAGTCAAGGACACGACGTGGCCAATCTTGGCACCTACATACAAGAAATGTGGACGCAAGAACACAATCAATACAATGGACACGATGAACACATACATAGTCGTGGTGCCCAAATCACCGGAATGTATTTTTTAGACTGTCCAGAAAACGGGTGTAAGGTTGCTGTACACGATCCACGCTATGGCAAGAATCAGATCAACTTGCCCGAAGCAGATCTAGGCAAAATTACCTTGGCCAGTAGTACAGCATTGTTTGTGCCCAAACCTGGCATGATGTATTTGTTTAATTCTTGGTTGCCGCACAGCGTGACAAGAACCGCTATCAAAAGTCCCACACGTCTAGTGCATTTTAATCTAGGTGTTCGAGACTTGCCGCCAAAGACTGCACCTGTGCCAGATGTCACTGTGATCTAAAGTGTCACGAGAGTTTTGGCAGAGTCTTGTTTGGCCAGCGGCACCCAACCTAGATGACTATGATGTATTCAAAAATTTCTGCTCAGGGCGTGTGTTGCTGTTAGGTAGCACACGACTTTTACTGCCTTTGTGTACTGAAGCCTGGGATCTTGAACCTGTGTATGATGATCCCAAAATCCGGCAAAGAGATTGGTTCAGCATGGATAGTTATTGGGATACTGTCATCATCGATGGCGGTCTGAGCTACGGCAAGGAGTTTGCAGATCGTTTGTTGCCCACGGTATTAAATAACTGTGATAGGTTTGTTAGTCGTACATTTTTGAACCCTTCGTGGCCCACTACCTATGCTGTCTATTTCCCACGTGCAGAAGAATTAACACCAGTGCCCCAAGAACACAAAATAAACCAAGTTTACTCATTTTACATATGGAATCAAAAACAATCTTAGCCATGTATTCCGGAGGACTGGATAGTCTAGGAATGATATATCATATGCTAACTGATGCCGCATATCAGGCGTATGATCTACACATACATCATGTTCATAACCGAAACATAGAAAATCGAGATCGGGCCGAAGCCGTGGTAGTTGAGCAAGCTCTAGCAGAGCTACGCAGACTGGGCTTTGAGTTTGAGTACAGCACCAGTGCCATTGCCGCACCGACCTATAACCAACAGTTCTTGTACGACTCAGACACCATGAACTTTTTTGCCGGATACATTTGTAGTGTCAATCCCGCAATAACAAAAGTGGCCATGGGCATGAATGCTACCGACAGTAATCATGCGCTAGAAGAGCGTAGACACCGTGCCAATAACATATTGGGTGCATTTACTTCAGTAGAGAAAATATATCCTGTGTTGAACTTGACCAAACGTGAGATATACGATTCGTTGCCCGAATCACTAAGAGATAAGTTTTGGAGTTGTCGAACTCCTATTTACAACGAAACAACAATTGATGCTTGCGGCCGATGCAAGAGTTGTTTACAAATAGCAAGAGCCGGAATTGAGGATTAACCATGAACAAATATCACATTAGATTTAACAAAAACAGAGGTCAGCCGGGATTTGGTACTGCTGAACACGTATGGCGTGTGTTTGAAAATGGTAAACAGTTTATTGTCAAGCACGTGAGAATTTCAGTGCCTGTGTATGATGAAGTGACCGGAGATGGTCAGGGAAATGATAACTGGAATTTTGCTTGTGAAGGATATATGGCAGTGGACAAAGCATCATCCACTGCCATAATTACGTCAACCGAACCCGATTAGACTGGGGTAGCAGTGCCAACCCAGTCCCAAACCTTTAGATGGTCTTCGTGACATAGGCTTTTAGCATACTTGTCAGCATTAGCTTGAGCGGCAGCCTGATCTGCAAATTCTGCAGGAGTTGGATAACGCTTTTTGTCTGTGTTGCTGACTGTTTGTCCAATCACATTGTTGACATTGGCTGTAGCTGAAGTTGCTGTGATATTAAATTGTGGCATTTTGTTTTCCTCTGTATACGTTATTTATCTGATTAGTTTTGAACCATCCACTTGTCTGTTTCCACTTTAAGGATTGTGACATAAGTGTCTGCTGGTATATTAATACTGGCATCTGCACCAAACTTGCTCAGTATCAGGGTAGTGACTCCACTGTTGGCTGACTGTACAGTGGTCGAGTGTGAGCTGCCTGTGACTAAGGTAATGGTTGTTCCTACAGGAAACTCTACACTGGCATTGGTCGGAACCAACACTGCACCTGTACCTGTTTTGTAAATGTGTTTGCCAATGTCTGTCAGTGCCAGAGTATAATCACCGTTGGCCGACTGCAAATTCTGTTCCAATACACCGGCTGCAGAAACTGTATAAGTCAACTCATGCGTCTCTTCATCGTAATAGACACTGTATGTTGTATTGGCAATATCTTCACGCACAGGGTTGATGTACAAACCTTGGTTGGTTGTATTCAATGTGGAGCTACTGGCATTGATTACAATACTATTTGTCATTTGACAGCATTGACCAGCTTTGTAGCCGATGGCCACTGCATATTCGCCTTGGCAGTTTTCACCAGCATAACTACCAATGGCCACTGCGTTTTGGCATTGGCAGCATTGTCCTGCATGATTGCCAATGGCCACCGATGAATACGATTGGTTATATTGACCAGCTTGATAACCGATGGCCACAGCATGATTGCTTTGGCAGCAATAACCAGCTTGGTGTCCAATGGCCACTGTGTCTTCGCCTTGACACGCATTGCCGGCGGCACGACCGATGGCAATGGCATCAGAATTTTGATTATAACTGGCAGCACATGATCCGATAGCCACCGAGTGATCGCCTTGGCCTCCACTGCGGCAACTGCCACAGCCACAGCAGTCGCAATAGCCTTGACCTGCATATTCACCAATGGCCACAGCCCCATTGCCTTGACAGTACCGTCCAGCGTACGGTCCAATAGCCACTGATTGGCAGCATTGGCAATATTGTGCGGCATAGTTGCCGATGGCCACTGACTGTTCACACTGGCAGCAATATCCAGCCCAGTTGCCAATGGCCACTGATGCATAGCACTGATTGTACTTGCCGGCATAGTGACCAATGGCCACAGCATGATTGTTTTGATTACGATAACCAGCATTGTGTCCAATGGCCACGGTGTCGTCGCCTTGACAGCAATAACCGGCGGCTCGCCCAATGGCAATGGCACTACAGCCTTGGTTACATCCGCAACAGCCGCTGCCTGCACAAACACCAATCGCAATTGAATGGCAACCTTGGCAGTATTCACCAGCACCTTGACCAATGGCAATGGACCCTTGACCTTGGCAATAATGTCCTGCATCTGCACCCACAGCAACCGCATATTGTTCTTGGCAATACATACCGGCTCTACGACCCACTGATGTGGCGTGATAACCTTGGCAGCAATAACCTGCTAAGTGTCCAACTGCTGTGGCACCTGTGCCTTGACTGCAATTACCAGCGGCACGACCAACTGCGGTAGCAACATAACTTTGATCGCAATTACCTGCACACGAGCCAATGGCCACCGAATGCTCACCTTGGCCCCAACGTCCTGCGTATTCACCAACTGCGACCGAACCGTAGCTTTGATTACACTCGCCGCCACCGTAGCCAATGGCCACTGCACGATTTTCTTGATTTTGTTCACCAGTATAAGTACCAATGGCCACAGCATCATTACCTTGATTATAACTGCCAGCATGGTAACCAACTGCAATTTGATTGTTGCTGCCAACTATGCCGTCACCGTAGGGTAAACAGGTCCATGCCAGCGATCCATTGCCAACTTTTAGTTTGCCAGTGTCGGTTTCGAACCCGGGTTCGCCCTGGTTTAGGGTTGGATTTGTGCTGGTCCAATTGCCTGCTGTGTCGCGTCTAAATTGTATTTTTGTTGCCATTTTAATATGTCTCCGATATTCTTATTTATGTTTGTTTGGTGTTATCTTACCCAGTACCAGATCACGCTTGGGCCTTGTATGTTATGCTCATTGTGCTACATAACCCCAGTATACTGTTTGTGACGATCCGCTGGTGTTGTTGATCACAAAATCAAATCTATTGGTAGGTACTGTCACACTAGGATTGCTACGAACTATGGTATTTGCTGTGCCAACAAACTGATGTGGTATATCGGTAAAGTCAATGGGCGTTCCGTCACCTGTGTAGACCCAGGCGTACTGTTGTCCTGTCACAGGCACGTTGTTGTTGGTCACTGTGGCAGTGGCATTCCAGGTAATGATACCGTTGTCACAGGTGCCTCTTACCCACATGGTGTAAGTGCCAGTTTGAGGAACTGTGAAACTATAAGTGGCACTTCCTGTAGTCACAGTCCAAGAGCCTGTGGTCTTGATTGCAACATTTGAAAGACCGCTGCCATCACCTGTAAATTTAACTGTTGACGATGTTTGTGTAATATTACCTACGCTGTTGCCTGCGGCATTAAGGAACTGTATGGCC